ATTCGGTAAGTTTACAGTTACATTGCCGTCCGTGCTATTACATATAATTAACTCGTAGCCGTTTGTAATTGTGTGCGTTCCTGCTGTGTAAACCACTGAAGCGTTATGCTCTTGTATATGCCAGTCTAGCACCTCGGTGCTGTCTTTGTATTCCAGCATTACTTCCCAGCGTGTGTTAAGCGTTGGCTGTGTAGTCGGTGCCCCGTCCGAGTAGTTAACTAAATGCTCTACTAGTCTGTCTGGTATAGCGCTAGTTTCTAGGTTAAGTTTTGTAATAGCAAACTCATGGTAATTGAGTCGCTCGCGTATAGTCCGCTCTCCAGTCCTAGGGTTATACTCTTCGCTACCGCCTCCAGTTGCTAGCGTGTAGTCAGGTGCAAGCCCTAGCCATTCGCCCTGCCAACTTTCCGAGCGTGGGTAAAATGTGCCCCCGTTAAACAGCCATTTAGTAGAGTCAAAGTTAAGCGACTTAATAGCGCTCAAAGTTCCAGCGTCGTGCCATGTACCCTGCACAACTGGCACAAATTTATTATACATGCCACCAATACGACGGCCTAGAATTGTACCTAGGTCCGCGCTTATTGCACTAGCATAACCGCTGAACCAGTTAGAACTTAAAACAAAAGTAGAGCCGTTGTAAACAAAAATAGAGCCGAAGCCAAACGGGCCCTCGTCGTCATAGTAGGCGGGCTCAAGTTCTATAAGTTGGCTGTTGCCACTGGCACCCGTTACGCTTACAGTCTGCTTGGTCGTGTGGGCAAAGTCGGGGTTTTCTATTGAGCCATAAGGCTGCGCTGCTGTAATGGTACCCCAAAAGTTAATCTGGTTAGTAGTGTTGGCGGCCCAGTTGTTAGGCGCTACAAAGAAACCTTGCTCAGCCTCTATGTAATAGTCAACAAATAAACGCGTATAGCCAGCAGGAACTTCAGGCATTACGAAGTCCATTACATGAGTATTCCAACTATTACGCGCGTTAGTAACTGTTAACTCCTGAGTCTGCCAAACGGGCGTAGCTACTGTATTATAAGCGTTTGTAATTGGGCTGTATTGTGAAGTAGTGCCGCCAGAGTTTTTAACATAAATGCGGTAATAGAATAAGTAACGCTGGTAACGCTTGGCACTGCTTGCGCTAAGTGCTACATAGGAGTCGTCAAACCACTTGCACAGCATGCGGACCCGTGTAGGTTTGCTGGCTTGTATTGTCTTGTCAACTATTGACAACTCGATGCTGTTATTGTCTGGCTCGGTCCTTAAAACAAAAATAGCATTTTGCCTTTCCTCTATAACATCCACGGCCCTAACTGGTGGCTGGTAGGTTAGCGTCGGCTTGGCTTCCCATTGTGGCCTAACATTAGCAGCAAGGCTAACGGCGTGCAATGTGCTGCCAGTGCTTTGGAAAGTTCCCGCAGCATTATAAATTCTAGTAGTTAAGTTAGTGGCGTTATAGGCGTCGTCTGGTAAAATCCAAAACGCCCCGCTCTCTAATGTAATGCGGCTGCCGTAAATGCTAAGCACTTGCTCTATGGCCTGCTTGCAAGTTAGCAAGTCTATATTTGTACCAGCCTCAAAGGGGTCCGTTGTGTCAATGAATTGAACATCGGCGAAAGGGTCAAAACTTTGGTAAAAACTAAGTAGGTTAAACTTGGTGTTAGCCAGCCCCTTGTAACTTGCCTGCGCGGTGTCATACATTGTAACCCCATCTCGTAAGTAGGTATTCTCGCCCAAGGCGGTCCAGTAGTCATCAAGTCCGCAAAGTTCCAAAGACTTGCGCACTATGTCCAAGCCCGTAGCCAATGAGTCAGTAAACCAGTCGGGACTTACAAAGAAACCCTCTAACAAGTTTAACGAGTCAACAGCCACCAAGTCAAACACTGGCGCCCCGTTAATGCTCTCGCGTAAGTAGTCTGCTTGGTCTGCAACTACTCGACCTACATAATAAAGCGCGTCTGCTCTATAAACTATAATAGCATAGCGGTTCTCTTCGCTGTTTGCTATTGCTATAAAAGCATTACGAACGGCGTCGCTAGGCATAACCCAACTGGTCGTTATTCTACTGGGCCTTACAAAATTTTGGTAGTAAGTGTCGCCCTCGCCTTGGCGCTCAATTGTAAAGCCGTTGCCTGCTAGGGTTAATTCTGTGGCGTTTTCTAGTTCTACTAACTTTTCAAGTAAGCAACTAGCGCCCTCTTGGTAGCCTCCTGCTGCTGTTACTCTGGTAGCATAACGGCTGGCAAAGTTGTTAGCACTTGAGCCAGTAGCCCCGTCCCAGAGTTCCACTCTGTACTCTATATTTTCAATGCTCAAAAACGAGCCGTAATACTTGCGTGCCATTAACCCCTTTTGCTGTCTTTATTATAACGCTCTAAAACTATTGCCAAGTCTCGGCCCTGAATTGTAGTGCTCGCCACAAAGCCGCTGCTGCTGTCCCCAGTTTTTAGCATGCCTTTAAGTTTGTCTAACGGTGCTATAACCTCGGGGTTATTCCTAGCGTTTGGGTATTCACCTACTAAGCCCAATGTAGGCCCGCTAACTATTCCACCCTCAGCGAATGCCGTGGGCTGTGGACCTTTTTTAAGCATGCCGCTAATTATTGCCGAGCCTGCCACCAATGCAACACCCGCAGCCGCTGCTAGTACTGGGTCTTTAATAAGCAACTCCTTAAACGCCTTAGACGCTGTGGCAGTTGCAATAAGTGCAGAACCAAAGGCCCGCATAAACTGAGCAACAGAACCCAGCAAGGCTTTGCCAAAGTCGTCAAAACTATTTATTTGGCCGCTAAGAATGTCGCCAAGTGCTTGGCCAAAACTTTCTAGCCCTTGCACGCTTAAGTTATTAAAAGCCGCGTTAACGCCCTCCATAGACTTAACCATGCGCTCCTCGTAGTCTATTTGGTTTAACTCTTGTTTGAGTTGCTCCTGCCTTTGTAGACGAGTTTCCTCGCTCATGGCTTTGCTAGTAGACTGAATAGGTCCGCTAATTGGCTTAGGGCGTAATGCTGGCGTAGCCTTAGCAATGCCTGCGCGGTCTAGGTCCAAATAACTTAGCGCTCGCTCCCTACCCTCTTTTGTTATTTTGGCTTGCTCATCGTTAAACTTTTTTAACTTGGCTTTGCGTTTTTCGTATTCCTCGCCCTGCTTTTTAAGAACTTCTGCTGCATGCTCTTGCTGCTTTATATTCTCCTCGGTTATATAATTTTGGCGCTCAATTTTTAAAACTGTTAAAGCAGTCTTAGTGTCGTCAATTATTTTACCCCAGTTCTCCTTATTGTTTTGGCCAAAGTTAGCACGGGCTTTCTTAAGAGTCTCGTTTAAAATTTGCTCATTCTTAGCGAATGCTCCTAACTTGTCGCCTTTGGCTTCTAGTATTTTAACTTCGTTCTGCTGCTTGGCTATGCTCTTGTCTAGCGTATTGTTTAAGTCCTTTAGCGCTTTGTCAGCAGGGAAAATAGCGTCCTTAAGTTTGTCAAAGTTTGCGACAAGTGCCCCAATTCCTGCAACCAATACGCCAATTCCTATGCTCATTAAAGCAGTCCTAAGGCTAAAGTGGCGCCAGTCGCTCCACCAGTAGCCACTGTATAAAGTCTAGTAGCCGCTGTGCTTATTCCCATACGCACTGCGCTCTCTGCTTGTAACGCATTTTGAATGGCCTGCACTCCATTTACTAATGCTATTGCCCCTTGGAGTTTAACCATGGTTTTCTGTAAGTCCTCGCTCTCTACACCAGTTAAAGCCAGTGCCCCTTCTACTGCACCAAAGGCGCCAGCAACTGCCTGCACTCCACCAAGCACGGCGTCAATTCTACGCGTGTCACTTGCAAAGTATGAAACCTCAGCGCGGGCGTCGCTTATGCTGTCTTTCATTTTACCCGCTGCCCTTATAATGTCGTTAGCAGTTTGGGCAAACTCTGGCCCCAAGGCCCTTGCCTGCATGGCCAAATTGGTTAACTGTCTAACAGTTCCAGCCGTAGGGTTTTTGGTGCTTATGTCTTTTAACTTCTTTTCTATTTCGGTTGCAGCCTTTGCGGTCTCTGCACTCATTTTAGAGCCGCTTGCTTGGATGGCGCTAACAGCGTCCTGCAAACCTTTGCGCAGCTTCTCTATGTCTGCACCTATAACAATGTTTAACGACCTTGCCATTACCTTGTATAATTAATTATAAAGTCCTGAGAAACTTGGTAAACTCCAGCAAAGCCCGCTTCATCGTCGGTTAACTGTACCTCGCTGTCTAGTTCTATTGTTTGGCATTTAACGCCGTTAAAAGTTGCTGGCAATGTAGCAGCCTCAAACGCTGCCCTCACTTGCTCAGCGACCGCCGTAGCGCTTGCGAATGTAGTGCCAAAAGAATTAACCTGCACCCGTGCAAAGTCTGTACGGCTGTGGCTAGTATTCGTGGGGCTGGTAATTATGCTAACAAGGTTGTAACTTATTGCAGGAAAAGCAGACTCTTGCGGAATGCGCAAGGGGTTTAAGCGTGTACTAACAAGAGCAGTAAGCCCCGCGTAGTTGCTAAGAATGTTATAGGCTATTTTTATAGGGGCGCTCATGCTTTGGCGTCTGGGGTTAACTTGGCAAAGACATGCGAATATAACTTAACGGCTTCGTGAATGGACAAAAACTCGGGCTCTTCCCAAGGAAAAGTTAACAAGCGTTTGGGCTCTATTGGTTTTTTCAGGTGTGGGGCCATAGAAGTAGCAACCGCCCAGCGCATAAGTTCCCACTGGTTCCTATACTCTTGAGTCTGCGCGGACCGCATGCCCTCAAGTTTTAACCGCCAAAAGTGGGGCGTGCATTTCCAAAACTCGGCCTCACTTAGCCCAAGTTCTCCATAACTGATGCGCTCAATTTTGCGCCAAGTAAGCGGGGCGCTGTCGCCCTTGGCTGTTACTTTCCCTCTGGCTCGTCGCTAGAAAAGAAGTCAGTAACCGCAGCAGTAAACGCGTCAAGTGCAGGGGCTAACTCGGAAAACTTCCGAATAGCTGCGCCTAATTTGTCAACAGTTTTAAACGGTGTTTTTTCGCCCTTGGCTTCGTAGCCTTCAACAATGCCGTAAAATGCGCAGGCTAGTGCAAAGTCCATAGACTTGGCTAAGTCCTTTTGCATGTTTAAGTCTGCAAAGTTTTCCATACCAGCCAACTGCATTACATTTTTAAGGCTATTCATGTTAAACAAAAGGGGATGACTAGCACCCCCTATTTTAATTTCTGTGCTCATGGCACAAATATAGTAAAACAATTATTAAACTGAGCCAACGGTCAATGCGCCAGTACCTTGCAAGGTTCCAGTGAAAGTTGCTTTGTCATTGTTAGGAGCGCTCAAAGACAAGCTGCTAAAGAATGCTGAGCCAGTCATTTTTTGGTCGCCGCTGCTGTTGGTAGTCATTACAACAGTTACAGAAGTACCCGCTAACAAGTCGGCTAGGATGTCTTTAAAAGATTGGCCTTGCGTGCTTACGCTTGCGTCCTCTTCAAAAATCCCCTCTACATTTAAAGTGTAGCCGTACTCGCCAGCAATAAATTCTTTAGCGCCTGCGCTGTCTTTGTTAGTAACATCAATCATGTCTTTTGAAATGTCGATGCTGTGAGATGTCGCGTTAGCGATTTTAGTTAATGTGCCTGCTACATCTTTATAGATGCTAATAAGCGTGCCGTTTACTAATCCAGTAGTTGCCATGGTTATTTATATATTAATTTATTTTTCTTTGCTAAGTCGCGCAGCATTGAGTCTACGCCTTTAATTACTTCGTCCGTTACATTAGACGCGTTTCTGTCTAGGGCTGGGCGCATGAATGGGCGAGGCGCTAGGCTTCCCGTATAGCGTCCGTTAGACTGAATGCGGGGCGCTGTGCCATATTCAAACATAACGCCAAGGTAATTGTTATAGTATTCTTTACGCAAGCCTATTAAAGTCTTGTCTAGGTTAGTGCTGTCTTTGGTAG